ACAACGCCTTGTCTGAGGTCATTGATTACCTCGAAGCTATTGCAGTGGAAGTTGATGGAGACATGTTAAAAGCAGTTTCAGCGATTAGCTGTAACAACGATAAGGAGCTTGGAGCTATTATTGCAGAAGCCTACGAAAAGGTAGGTAAACACGGTGTCGTTCTCATGGAGACTAGTGAGACAGAAGATACTTACGTAGACATCGTAGACGGAGCGCAGATAGACTGCGGCCTTACATCCCCACACTTTGTTACTAACACTGAGAAACACTTGGCTGAGCTAGAACACCCGTATGTGCTATGCTGCTCATCTGAGATTCCTAACATCCGTAAGATACAGAGTATTCTTGAGTTTGTGATCAAGGGAAACAAGTCCTTGCTTATTGTAGCGCCGGTGTCTCAACAAGTCAAGAGCGCCTTGCTTATGAACAAGGTCAAGGGCAATATCAAAGTCAACATCATCGAGCCCCCAGGGTTCGGCCCGACTAGAACAGACGCTATGGAAGACCTGGCTATCTTGACTGGCGCCACAGTGCTCAATGAGGAGCTTGGTGATGATTTGGATCTCATGTCAGTTGATCACTTAGGTAGGGCCTTGTCAGCGGTTACTGACGATAAAACAACGGTGCTTACGCTCGAGGACATGACACCCGAACTTGAAGGACGCATCGACGAGCTTAACGGTAAAATTGCAAACGAGAAAAATGGATTCATTAAGACAAAACTCGAGCAGCGATTGGCTACTCTTTCTGGTAGCGTTGGGGTTGTTCGCGTTGGTGCTGGCTCCAAGGTTGCTTTAAAAGAAAAGAAGGATAGGGTTGAAGATGCGATATACGCTACTAAAGCTGCACTTAAAGAAGGTATCGTACCTGGCGGCGGCGTGGCTTTGCTTAACGCTTCAAAAGAGCTTACTGTACGCAATGCAGGTATGGAGATTTTATGCTCAGCTATGAGAGCTCCGTTCAATACCATCATGAGCAACGCAGGTAGGAGTTTAGATGGTTTACCCGATACCCGTGGGATCGGAGTGAACGTGGTGACAGGCGAGGAGGTTGACATGGTTACAGATGGCATCGTAGATCCAGTGCTAGTTACTAAGACGGCCCTGAAGAACGCCGTAAGTGTAGCATTGACTATCATGTCTGCAGACTGTGTAATCTCAAATATCAGAGTCGATGAAAGCGATAAATGATTACGTATTAATTAAAGCAGTGAAGCAGGCTCCCAAGAAAGTTGGGGGCTTGCTTATCACTGATCATACGGATACAGAGGGCCGCTACGTAAATGGAGAGGTTGTATCTATATCAGAAGGATTTGAATATGTAAAGGATGGTGATATTGTCTGGTATGATCGTCATGCTGGTCACAGCATTACTTATGACGGCGATCTATATAGAGTTATTCGAATAAGAGACATTGCGATGGTCGATGACTGTTGACGATATCAAAGAGGCTCAGTTGTTCAAGTATTACAGACTCGTTCGCAAATGGGCTTGTAAGCAGAACAATCTTAAGGATGCTGACCTCGAGCTATTAATATATCTGAGCTCTTTAGAGCGCTTTACACGCGACGATTTTATCAACGGCGTATATGCGTACTCTTGGGATAAGCAGAGATGGGAGAGACTGCGTAAGGATGGCTGGATAGACGTGTGGAGACATCGTAACCGAACCACGATCATGTACTCTATTTACAAAACATCCTTTAAGTGTAATCTTCTAATAAGTAGGATCTACCGCATTTTACTCGGTGAAGAGGATATACCTATGACCGAGTCAAACGTGTTCTATAAGAACGAGTCCTACACAGATAAGGTAATGAACAAAGCGATCGATGATATGATCAAAGATCCAAAAAGATAACAATATGCCATTCCCAAGAAAAAACAAAGCAAAGAAGCTGGCCGCTAAAGCATACAAGTTGGAAAACAAAATGGAGCAGCAAATGGATAAGGGTATGAAGTTCCGCTCTTCTCTCTCTTCTAGTAGACTGCAACGCGTCGAGAACAGGATGCGTAAAAAAGGCGGTTGCTGTAATGGTTAAGGGTTTAGTCGGAACCTTGTTCGGTAAAGTATTAGAGAATGCCGACGAAATCCTCGACGCCGTTATCACAACGGATAAAGAACGTGAAGAAGCTAAGTTATCAATTAAGAAAGTATTACTCGACGCCGAAAAAGAAGCTTTCGAAAAAGAAGTCGAGGATCGAATCAGCGCTAGAAATCTTTACCAAGACGACGCTATTATTCAGAAAATTCTCGCGACGCTATTTACAGTAGCTTACTTTGCTCTCACATACGTCATGTTCCAGTACTTTGTTCAAAACTCTATTGATCTGAGCGATTATGAGATCGGTTTTATCTCAACAGTATTCGGAGCCATGAGCGCTAAGGTAAATACCATCGTAGACTTTTTCTTCGGTGGGTCAACAAAGAAAAACAATTAATTTTATTTTATATGTCTGAAACAATTGACTTAAATCCCCGAGCCGAGAAGATCTCTGACGAGCACTTGGCCGAGTTGCAAGAGGTGGTGAACAACATCAATGCCATCCAGTTTGAAATTGGTAAGGTTGAAACAACTAAACACCAGTTGCTCCACCGCTTAGCAGGCGAGCAAGACAAGGTGACTCTTTTGCAACAAACCCTTGATGACACGTACGGAACATACGACGTGAACCTCAAGGACGGAACCATCAACTGGCCTGATGAATAATGGTGTAATCAGGAAGATCACAATAGGTAAAGACTACAAGACCGATTCGATGCATTACTCAATAGGTCAAAGCGTCTATGGCGGACACACTATTTGTGATATTATAGAGGAAGACGACAAGTACTCTATATACATCAAGAAAGAAGATATGGTGCTTCCGTGGAAAGACTTTAACAAGAATATGGCTATATCAGTTGAGTACAATTTGGAGTACTGATGAGAGGCCTTTTTAACTACATAGTGTCTCCTATTGGAGACAGGTACAATAATAAGGTCCAGGTTGCGGAAGGCAAGGACCTTATTATTAATACCGAGATATCAAACCATGAGTACGTCAACCGTGTAGCTGAAGTAGTTCAAGTACCAATAGGTGTTGCTACACCTATAAGGAAGGGACAAGAGGTCCTGGTGCATCACCAAGTGTTTAGACGCTGGTACGATGTTAAAGGCAAAGAGCGAAACTCTAGAGCCTGGGCTAATGAAGATAAGTATCTTGTAGAGCAAGATCAAGTCTTCCTTTACAGAAACCCAGGTGAAGATTGGAGTCCTATGCCAGGCTACTGCTTCGTTCAACCTATAGAGAATGATGATAGGTTCTCGTTAGACGCTGAGAAACCTCTAGTCGGTGTGATTCGTTATTCTGGTATACCACTTATGGTCGGTAAGCTTGTTGGCTTTTCACCGGGCGACGAGTTTGAATTCATTGTGGATGGAGTTAGGCTTTACAGGGTTATGGATAAATACATTAATATTGAATATGAATATCAAGGAGACGAAAAAGCGTATAATCCAAGCTGGGCATAAAGCCGTTGAGGAATTAATTAAGGTAGCTAAAGAAGCTATTGTTGATTCTGACGACGACATCTCAGCCGATAGGCTTAAGAACGCTGCGGCGACTAAGAAGCTTGCTATCTTCGATGCATTTGAAATACTGAACCGCATCCAAGAAGAAGAGGCTATCCTTGAGGAAAAAGAGAAACCACCTACAGATAAACCTAAGTTTAAAGGCTTTGCTGAAGGTAGATCTAAGTAATGTACAAACAGAGCTTATATAAAGTTGTCCAACCTATAAGATCAAACACCCTACACCGGCTCAATAAAAGCAAGAGCTGGGCTTACGGTTACAACAAAGAAAATGACATTGTTGTTGTATCTAAGACTGGACAGATCGGAGAGGTGCTAGAGATACAGGGCTTGAAGATAGCCTTGCCTTTAGCACCTAAAACCGTTTACACCCGTAGCAAGAAGAAGTCGGAACAAAAGTGGGAGCAGTTTCCAGAAAACCCAGATTTTAAGAAGATTAAGACAGTATTCGATTGGAACGAATATCCTGAAGAGTTTAAAGAAAAACACTACGCATATATCGATGAAGAATTTAGACGTAGAGAAGAAGGGTTTTGGTTTAGCAACAATGGTGTCGCCACTTGGATACCTGGGTCTTACTATATGTATCTCCAGTGGAGCAAGATCGATGTCGGCGCTCCTGACTTCCGCGAAGCGAACAGGCTCTTCTTTATATTCTGGGAAGCTTGCAAAGCAGATAAAAGAAGCTACGGCATGTGCTATCTCAAGAATAGACGATCGGGCTTCTCGTTCATGAGCTCGGCTGAAACCGTTAATTTAGCTACTCTTGCAAGTGATTCTAGATTTGGTATACTGTCTAAATCCGGTGGTGACGCAAAAAAGATGTTCACGGATAAGGTAGTGCCAATAAGTTTGAATTACCCGTTCTTTTTCAAGCCGATACAAGATGGTATGGACCGTCCTAAGTCAGAGCTTGCTTACCGTGTTCCAGCCAAAAAGTTCACCCGTCGAAAAATGGGTCAACACGAGGAGGCTGACGATATGCAAGGTCTCGACACTACGATCGACTGGAAAAACACCGGTGACAATAGTTATGATGGTGAGAAGCTCTCCTTGTTAGTCCACGATGAAAGTGGTAAGTGGGAAAAGCCTGACAACATCAAAAACAACTGGCGGGTAACTAAGACTTGTTTGCGTCTTGGTAGTAGGATCATCGGTAAGTGCATGATGGGTTCTACTTCAAACGCACTAGATAAGGGAGGTCAGAATTTCAAGGATATGTACTACGATTCTGACGTAACTAAGCGTAACAAGAACGGGCAAACGAAGTCTGGGCTTTACGCTTTGTTTATACCCATGGAGTGGAACTATGAAGGTTTCATTGATGAGTATGGACACCCTGTCTTTAACAACCCAGAGGGTGAAGTACGAGGACCGCACGGTGATAAGATCGAGTATGGAGTCGTAGACCACTGGTTGAACGAAGCTGAAGGTTTGAAAGATGACCAAGACGCTTTGAACGAATTTTACAGGCAGTTTCCTCGTACTGAGGAGCACGCCTTTAGAGACGAAACTAAAAACAGCTTGTTTAATCTTGTAAAGATTTACGAGCAGATAGACTATAACGAAGGTAACGAGAACTCTGCTGTTCTTACTACCGGTAACTTCCAGTGGGAGAACGGTATTAAGGATACTAAGGTTAGGTTTACTCCTGACCCTAATGGTAGGTTCAAAGTAAGCTGGGTGCCTAACGCGTCCATGCAGAACCGCGTTGTGGTCAAAAATGGTATAAAGTACCCTGGTAACGAACACGTCGGAGCGTTTGGTTGCGACTCGTACGATATCTCAGGTACAGTAGATAAGAAAGGTTCGAAAGGAGCTTTGCACGGTTTGACTAAGTTCTCGATGGAGGATGCGCCTGCAAACACTTTCTTTTTAGAATATATAGCTAGACCACAAACCGCTGAGATATTCTTTGAAGATGTTCTCATGGCACTTGTATTTTATGGTATGCCGATACTTGCGGAGAACAACAAGCCAAGGCTTTTGTACTACCTGCGCCGAAGAGGGTACAGGGGATTTAGTATGAACAGGCCAGATAAGGCTTGGAATAAGTTGTCAACAGCCGAGAAGGAGGTTGGCGGTATTCCTAACTCCAGCGAAGACATAAAGCAAGCCCATGCCGCGGCTATCGAAATGTACATTAACGACCATGTTGGTCAGGTGGAAGATGGCTACGGCACAATGTATTTCAATGAAACCCTGAACGATTGGGCCAAGTTCAATATAAACAATAGAACCAAGCATGATGCTTCTATTAGCTCTGGTCTCGCCATCATGGCTTGCAATAGACAGAAGTACGCGCCAAATCCCGAGGCCAAACGTGCCCCCGTTAACATTACCATATCGAGATACAATAACACTGGAACTACATCAAGAATATTAAAAGCATAATATGGCAGAGTCTGTTGTAACAAGCTTCCCGTCACAAGCGGTTAGTGACCTAGAAAAA